TAGGCCATAATACATGTACTGCCTATAACCCATCATTGTATCCTTCATATGATGTTTTGAATCCTGGCCCGGAAGTGACGATCAATCCGATCGCATATGTTAATGCCGGAAAAGTCGAGGATCGCGATGGCAATGAAATTCATATCGTGGATGGATACGTGGTAAATGAAGCGTTCATGATGTGGGCTTATGAATTGAAAGAAGAAATTAAAAAGTTGAGGGGGAATTGAAATGACAGATCCAACATTAACCGGCGCAGGGATTGGCGGCGTGATCGTGGCCACGTTTTGGGGAATGACAAAATTGATTCCGGTGATCGCAAAGGCGGTGAAAGCAAACGGATCTGGGCTTAAATTAAACTCCATAAAATCGATTAATTGTAAACCGGGAAAGGCGGACATTTGTATAGAACGCGGTGAAAGGCTTGCAACACATAATCAGATATTAATAAACCTTGTCAATGAAACGGAAGAATCAAAAGAGGATCGGAAGGAAATCAAACGCGAAATTAAAAGCGGCTTTCAGCGCATTTATGATAAACTGGATGGGAAGTGATCAAAGCCGTATTAATCGAATTCACGCGTTCAACGTGCTGCCGGAAGAAAGGCGAGCGGATGTGGACGGATGAACATTTGGCAATGGCGTATGTGAAGCGGAAGAAGATTGCCAAGATTATCAGACGGAAGAGAACGGAATGAAAATAGCATTTGAAGCCTTGATAAAAAAACGAAGCGTGAAATCCCTTGTATCGGGTGATTTGGAAATGGAGCTTATTTTGCGATTGATTCCAACTCAAGAAATTGAGGATAAGCTTTTAAGGCTTCATAAAGCCGATGAGCTGGTAAACGTGGAAATTTCGGGGAAATGAAAGAATCTGCAAAAAACAGGAATTCAGCAGGAAAGTTCAAAAAGGGGAAGTCTGGAAATCCTAAAGGTCGAAAAAAAGGATCTACAAACAAATTCACCGATCTCAAAAAGGCATATTTAGATGTTTTTGAGAAGATAGAAAAAGAGGGACAAAAGAAAGATAAGAGCAATAAGGTAAAAGGGCTTTTTGAGTGGGCAACAAAGAATGACAAGAATCAGGGAATGTTTTATCAGATGATTGCCAAGATGCTTCCCTCGAATATAGACATTGACTATTCAGGCCAAATCGACAGCAAGCTGACAATCGAAGTTGTAGAGACGAAATGAAAATAACTCTGAGCAAATCTTTCTATCCACTCCTGGAGGAGAAGGCGCGGTATCTAATCCTATGTGGTGGACGTGGGTCCGGTAAATCAGAATTTGCCGCACGAAAGATATTCTATCGCTGTATGAAGGAAGGGGGGCATAGATTTTTAGTATTGAGAAAGGTTCGTAAAACGATACAAGAAAGCTGCGTCAAAGTTGTCAGAACGGTTTTAGCGGAGAATAATGTCATCCACGAATATAACAAGACTGACCGAACAATAACTTTCGTTAATCCATCAGGCAAGCTCAATGAGATATTATTCGATGGTTTAGATGAGCGGGAGAAAATCAAGTCTTATAAGGCAGCAACGTCTATCTGGATGGAAGAGCTTACCGAGTTTACAAAAGATGATTTTATGGAGATCGGCCTTATTCTTAGGGAACCGACACCATACTACAAACAGATAATTGCCTCATTTAATCCAGACGAGGCAAGGGCAGGCTGGATAAAAGAGAAATTCTTCGATAAGAAACAATCTAATTCATTCATTCACTCTTCGACCGTATTGGATAATCCTGTTAAAGAAATTCGGGAGCAATATCTTGCCATACTCGAAGAATTGGATGATGAAACATATCGGGATATTTACCTATACGGCAAATGGGCATTCGCGAAAGGTCAGATTTACAACTGGGATGTAGTCAAACTGCCTAACATCAATTTTGATGAAAATTTTTATGGTTTGGACTTTGGATACAGCATTGATCCGGCGGCTTTAGTTCTCGTATACCGGAAGGCAAATGAATTCTGGGTGAAAGAGATTATCTATGAGACAGGATTAACTAATCAGGATTTAGCCAGGGAAATGAGAGGCAAGAAAATTGAGGAGAAAAAAGAAATTTATGCTGATTCGGCAGAGCCTAAATCCATTGAAGAGATAAGACGGGAAGGATTTAATATCAAGCCTTGTGAGAAAGGAGCGGATTCAGTACGGGCGGGAATAGATTACCTGAAAAGTATGAGCATTCATATTGTCGATGGATCGGAAAATATCGTTAAAGAACGAAGCAAGTATAAATGGAAAACCGACACGAGCGGCAAGACAATGAATGAGCCGGTAAAATTTGATGATCATACAATGGATGCTATCCGGTATGCGATTCATACTCATATGACAGGCCGGAAAAAACCCTATTTCGGCACTTCGGCGCAACCGATGTATTAGGAGAATATAATGGCAAGCTCAAAATTAATAGATTATTTTCAACCGAATAAAAAGCTCATCAGGGATCTCACTGATAAATATAAACGATCCGTTGAAGTCCAGGAGGCGCTGGCATTAAAGATTGCCGAGCTTGAAGCCGGTCAATCACGATACAAGGGGAATGCTTATACTTCATATGCCAATGCCGTTGTTGCCATCGAACAGAAATATAACGCGACCGCTGATTGGGGCGTCGTGTTAACCGGAAACATCATAGATCTTCGGGCGGCATTTATTATCGGCAATGGCCTAAAAGTACGGCCCACGGTAAACAAAAGGCAATCCAAGAAAGAACTGGAATGGGCGGAAGACTTTCTGGCATATAACAAGCTGGACCGCGAGCTGATTGTAGAGTTGGGGAAAGAGGCGGAGATCGAGGGGAAAATTGCGATAAAATTAGATATGGAAGACGCGAAAGGGTGGCGTGATTATGAGAAGATGGTATCAATACGATTCATTTCCTGGACTGATATAAAATATCTGATTGAGCCCGCACCTGGCGATTACATGAATTATGAGAAGTTGAGCTGGAAAACAAGCACCAAAACCATTGCTGATAAAACAGTTGTTTTGGAGGGTGGGAGCCTTGAAGCGCCGTATTTCGTTTACAATAAATTTGGCGGTAGGTTGTACGATCCGAATCAGGCGCAGCCGAAAATCATGAAATGTCTAACTCAGATAGATGATATCGACAAGGCTCTCAGGGACTGGCGTGAAATTAACAACCTATTCGCAGCGCCCGTACCGGATGCAGAGTGTGAAACCGATGACGCCGCGACACAAATGTCGGAGCGAACAAAGGATTTTAATTTCAAAATTAAAAAGATGCTTATTCACGCAGGATCCAAATTTAGTTTTAAAAGTCCGTCTATGGAAGGCACTGATTCCCTGGAAAAAGAAATCATCATGAAAATGAAGATCATATCAGGGACAACAGCGATCCCGATTCACTTCCTCGGCTTGCTGGATCTTCTGAAAAACCGTGCGACCGGAGATAATACGCGCGAAATGGTGAATGCCGGAACGTCGAAAGAGCGTATCATCTGGATCGGCACCTATGCGGAGGTTCTTGAAAAGGCGATGACACTGTGGAATAATGCGGTGAACAAAAAGAAATCCGATCAGAGAAAGTTAGACCCCGAAAAAGTTAGGGTTGACATTCCGGTCTATACAACCGAGCAGTGGGAGCATGTAGAGAAAGTGCTGTTACCGATGAATCTTAGTGATAGGCTGTCAATCGAATACCTGCTCTCACAGATACCGGATTTGGACGTGGATGAAGAACTGGAACGCCAGGAAAAGAAAGAGGAGACGGATGCCGAACGGCTGAAGGCTGAGAATCAGACATTGAAGGATGAGGCGGCGATGGCGAAGGCCGTAACCGATGAGGAAGAATTTAATACTTGACATTGGACGAATTGTGAATTATTAATTTATATAACAATGCCGTACCCGAACGAACATGCCTGCCGATTGAATTCACCGGATAAATATGATTCATTTGCCAGGCAAAAGCGCAAATCATCTGGTGGTAAAGTGTATTCCGTAATATTCGGGATTCTACGTAAAGGCGGTAAACGGACATCGGAGGAGCAGGCATATAGGTATCCGAAAGGAACATGGACGGCATCAGAAGCGCGGTCGCACTGTAAGGATCACGGCGGTGCTTTCGAGGCGGCTGTAAGTGAGTTTGATGCAAACGTATTAATCCCATCATGGGATGAAGGGGAATAATAATGGCAAAATACGGACAAAAATCAGGGACAGGACGCGGCCAGGGAATGCCTGGTGGAGGAAGACGAAACGTGAATCGGGGCCCATGTTCTGGAGTAGGTCCTGGTGGAGGGCAAGGCTCCGGCCGTGGTAAAGGCCGCGGAAGGAAAAAATAATGGCCAGGAAAAAAGAAGCAACCGAGACAAAACCGGAAAAGCTTAAAGTATTAACGACAAGTGAGGTCCCGAAGGCGGCGAATAAAAAGGAAGGCTTAAATATCATTACCAGCAGCGATCTTGTACGGCCGCCTGAAATCAAGGCCAAAAAATCCTATAAACCGAGTGAGGATACCATAATCACAACCGCGGACATGAAACCGCGGAAATGGAAGGACGTACCGAAGTTATGAAAGGAAATCTTGTCAAAGTTGATTTCGTGACGGGCGATATGGCCATATTTTATATCGGGTGTGCCGGTGAACGACTGGCAAAAGGTGACCGTGTTTATCTGGCCGACGATAAAGTTTATAAATGGCGGCCTGAATTCAAAAAGCCGTTATTTGGATTTATCAGCGATATCGAGGAGCATTAATTGAAATTCCGAGCTTTTCTTTTAGAGATGGCTGAATCGGAAATCATGAATATGGTTTCAACGGCCCAATATATGCGCATTAAACTTGCGGACCCGAAGCCTGTTTTCCGTGCTTATGTTGTCGGCCATGAGGGGATATCGACTGGAACAATCTCGGCTTTCGGGCAGAAATTGGGATCGGTTGTCAAGAAGTGGTATCAGGCTGCGATTAGAAAACTCCACGACAAGATTGATATCGGACTAAAGCTTTTTCATAGCCATGTCGATACAAACGAACATGTTGGACGGATGGAAATTGGGGAAGTTGTAGGAAGGGCTCTTAAAACGATTGATGATAAATTGTCTGTTGTTATAGCGGCATACATCCAGCCGCAGTTTAGGAATTTGCCTTTAGACATTGCCTCCATCGAGGCCAATATATATCTAACTGATAACGACGGTGTTTACGAGGCCGATGTTGAGAATGTCTCGGGAATAGCGTTAGGATCATCCCGCGTTGAAACGCCTGGATTTGCCGGTGCTACTCTATTGGGGCAAGTTCAGGCATTCGCGGAGAAATCCCAAAAAATTAATTTTGGAGAAAACAAAACAATGACCTTGGAAGAATTGAAACAAGCAATCCAGGAGGGCAAGTTCAAACCGTCCGATCTTTTTGATGCTGATGGTATATTTGCCGATCCCGTTATTAAAGAACAGGTAACGGAGAGAATCAAAAACGCCCGCGGTTATGACAACCGCAAGTATGAAGAATTGATTGATGAGCGATCTAAACTGCAAGAAAAAGTAAAAGAACACGAAACCACTATCGGAAAGCTCCAAACAGAAACAGCGAAGAATCAGGTCGGCGGTCTGTTCGAAAAGATGAAAGAGAAACGCGGACTTGATGAAAAGGAAATCAAGTTTATCGAAAAAAAACTTTCGAAATTCGAACCGAAGGAAATTGAGAAAATTGAGCCTGAATTGAATAAATACGTTGATGATCTTGTCGATGAATTTACGGAAATCAGAACAGATGTCTTTGAGGAAAAAATTGGAGGTGGCGAAAACGGCGATAAGGGAAAAACCAAAACCGGTGATGATAAAGGTAAGGAAACAATCACATCGGCACGAAAGGAAGATCCCAGCGCCAAAAGCCCATTCGACGTGAATCCTCTTATACCCGATTAATCATTAATCATCTTGAATTTGCGCGAATCATAGGGCAGAAAAAATTTAAACAGGAGATTATAACATGGCACAGTTTTTAAGAACATGCACACCGGAAGGCGATTGGCGTTCACTCAAATTCACTAATTCCGATAGTATCAACTGGCTTAATGGAAAGCTTTACATGGTTGAAGACACCGTTGGCGTTGTTATCGTTGCCGCTGCCTATGATGAACATGGATGTACAACTGATTTGGTCGTAGAGCCAGGTCACGAAGGCGTTCTGATTTATCATGCGGAAAAAATCATGCTGGAAAAGCTTTGCGGCTCGGGCGGATCTGTCTTTACAGTCGGCCAGAAAGTATACTGGTCGGGCGTCGGCGGATCGGTCGTGACACCGAATTATCTGAGCGGATACTATTGGATCGGCATTTGCGTTGCACCTGCTGGCGTTGACGACTGCACAGTTAAAGTTGACCTCAAGGGTGACAAAGCGTCCCTGACAGAGCCGTTATAAAGGAGATGATGAAATGAGTATACTAGCAAATTGGAGCAAATACGATCATTCAGATCCGGAACACCGGAAACAGTTGTTGAGCGCACTTCAATTTTTCGTAGCGCTTCCCAACAAATTCATTCCGGAAATGATGAATGATTCCGACAAATTCAAGAAGAAACACGCAATCATTCAGGCGGCTAATAGTTTTCAGAACGCAAACGGAAGAATGCCGACACCACTGGAGATGCAGGCATTCACGACACCAGGCGACTTTCCGGCACCTATCATTGACGTGATCCAGAAATTTCATGCCGTTATGAACTATGATAACGGTTATGAGCAGATCTTCGATATCCACAATGCGGAAAATTCCAAGAAACCAGGATTTTCTATTTCCAACGTATCTTCTGGGATGACATTTTCCCAAATGCTCCCTGGTGAAAAAGTTCAGGTTCATAACATGAGCGGTGACCGCGTTTTCGTGTATTATCACTATTACGCCGGTGCACTTGGATGGCACAAGCAGTTATTCGACGATGAGGAATGGTGGACAGTTGAAGATAATGCTATTGAATTCACTAACAAGGCATACTACGAGCGTGCGCGGGTATTCTATGCGCTGCTCGAGGCCGCGATGGATGAGAAAGTTTGCATCGGTTTGGCGGATCAGGGCTGCAACGATTGTAATGAGTATTACATCGCGGTGGCCTGTGCTATCAACCAGGCGGCCACAACCATCTTAACGGCAGTTCAAAACAAGGGGTACGGAGTTTCGCCCACGGGAACGGAGTTTATCGTTTTAACGCCGCTTCAACAGATGGATCGTGTCCGGAAAGCTCTGGGTATGACAATCCAGCATTATCCTGGATCTGTCAAACAGGTGAATTTCAATTTCCGGCCGGTCATCACGATGATGTTACCGACGACAACCAGGATCGGCGTCATTCTTCCTAAGGTCAGATTGAAAGGCGGATACCGGATGGACTTAACCGTATTCAATTCGTTCGACATGCTGTCTTACACCGCAGCCGCGGCAGGATGGCAGCGTTTCGGCGGAGCGGTCGGCGACCTCGATCAGATCGAATGTATCGATATGACGAAACCATCCGGAGTTGGTGGAGGTTGTTAATCCAAGGCGTTTAATACGCTTTTTTGTTGTTCTGCTGATGGAAGGCATCGGGTATCAAAAGATGTTTTGCCATGTCTTTCCCGATGCCTTCCGGCCTTAAACAATGCGAATGATCACAACCGGCGATAAAGCCGTTCAGCGCATTCTTGGCCGTAAAATGGATCCAGGATATTTCAGCCATCCTAAGGGCACCAAAAAACCTCTTTTCTCCGTTTTAAAAGGTGGTGAATGGCACGGTCAGCGGTGTTTTGTTGTAGGCGGCGGCCCCTCCCTCCGTGGTTTTGATTTTGAGCGGCTGAAAGGCCAGGGCCGGATTATCGCCTGCAACAAAGCATTTCTAAATATTCCATTCGCCGACATGATGATCGCGATGGACGCCGATCTATACCGTTGGATTCACTCCGGCGCGCTGACGAATAAACCTGCCGACAAAAAGGATATTCAAATCAAATTCCGTAAATTCGCCGGTCTTAAAGTCTGGATCGAAGTCGGTAATAATCGGATGGATGATGTTCATTATGTCCATAGTTTCCGCAAACCAGAAGTAACGCGGCGATTCACACAAGGAATCTATACCGGCAATAACACCGGAACAGGCGCACTTATGGCGGCCGTAACACTTGGATGCAATCCAATATATTTGTTGGGAATTGACGGGAGGCATGAGGGGAAACGATCGCACTATCATTCGGGATATCCAGGACGTCCTCAGATGGCAAAAACGGCCGCTTCGTTTGTCCCGACATTCGGGTTTGTGGCCAAGCCGATCAGAAAAGCCGGTATCAGGGTTATTAACCTGAATCCGCGATCGGCGGTCAGGTGCTTTCCGTTTTCGACAATTGATGAGGTGTTGCAAAATGACAAAATCAGAGACAATGAGAAAGAAATGGGCGACTCCGGAATACCGCCGGAATCAACGGGCGGCGATGAAGGCCGCATGGAATCATGAACGCCGCGAGAGAACGCGGCAAAGAATGATGGGAAATACGCTGTCACCGGAAACGAAAAGAAAAATCGCCGAATCGAACCATCGAACATACTGGGCGAAACATGAATAAATTTATTGTCGTTTCTTATTACACGCGGGGCACGCCGTATCAGAAAGAGGCAGCCAAACTTGAGGCATCGCTTATGAAACACGGGGTTCCATATCATATCGGCGCTGTTCCGAACAGGGGAACATGGCAGAAAAACACTCATTTCAAGGCGATATTCTGCCGGAATATGTTGAAAGAATTCATCGGTATTAATATCGTTTTCACAGATGCCGATTCCGTTTTTTATTCATATCCTAAATTATTCGAGGATCTTAATTGTGATATTGCATTTCATTCCAGAAATTGGAAACACGGCCAAGATGAATTATTATCCGGAACGATTTATTTGGCCAACAACGAAAAGGTGCACCAACTCATTGATGATTGGATTCGAATCAACAAAAAGGAACCGTTGAATTGGGAGCAGCGAAATCTTCAACGTGCGGTGATGCGACGCAAACATATTCTTTCACTTTCATATCTTCCGATGGAATACTGTTGCATATTTGATGATGAGAAACGCAAATCCTGCAAACCGGTCATTGAACATTTTCAGAAATCGCGTGAAT